TCTTCGACCATATGTGGATTTGTTTTTTGTATTGCCTGAGTTACCTCAGATTCTTTGTTCATCTGAACATTACGAATATACATATTAGAATGCTCAGCGTGAATACCACTAGCAGTTTGCAATAGAACCGAAGCATTACCGCTTGGCTTGACACAAGTCGTTCTAGCCGCCGCATTGATTCCAATAACTTCTGCAACTTCTCTGTTGACTTGTCTGACAATGTTTGCCCCTTCCTCAAGTATTTTTGCATCAAATAGAATATCGGGATTATTCATCCATCCTGTGATCGAAACTCCCAATAAAGCTTCTCGATCAAATATATCTTTTGTTGTATCTGGTAAAAATTTAAAATCAGTGTAACCTGCCTGGAGTGTACCAAGGATCGCACCAGCGCGGCAGGCAAGAAAGAAATCTTCTTTAGTTACACATTTACCACCGTTAATCTCTGTAAGATTACATCCCTGCCATCCAGACTTACCGTCTATTTGTGGGAACATTCCAATCTCAACACATGGATTAGTCGTATGTTCTGTTGACTCTACAAATACAAAACCTGGTTCGCCGAACTCTTTTACCTTTGTCATGATCTTGCCGAACTGTTCAGGTGTAGTTGTGTCTCGAACTATGACAGCCGAGTTATTTGATCGACCACGTTGTGGATTATCAACAAACCAATTACCTGTTTTAGCTGACATCATTTCTTCGTCATCAGGTGAGAATAAACAAATAGTTGCTGAACGTCTTACGCCGCCTGATAGAACAGCGTCAGCTTCGTGCATACAAATATCATATACATTAATTGGACGTAGAGCAACGGCATCCTTTGTATCAATCACAATATCTTGTAATAGATGTTCAATCTTATCAAGAGCACGACGTAATCCGTCAGGACCTGGTGCTTTAAATCCACCAGAGATTTTAGATCCTTTTGGTCGAATGTTTGATAAATCAAAATAGACTCTGCGACCAGCGTAATCTGGATATTTACCACCATCTACAAAATATGATGACATAAGAACATCAACCGCAGTTGCCCATCCTTCAATATCATCTGTTACTGTATGTGTTTTTGCTGGTTTAGTTCTAGCTACAACTTTAGGTAGTTTTGCAACGTGGTGTTCTTGAACAGAAAATCCTGCACCGGCACCACATAATAAAATATAGAAAATCTCACCAAAGAATGCTGGACGATCAGCATAAGAAGATGTACAGTTGTACATTCTCATTTGGTGTTTTAGTAACTGTTCTCCACCGAACTGGAGGGCACGCTGTGCTCCTAAAACTCGTTGCTCTTTATAGGCTTGCCTGGCTTCTTCTAAATAAGACTTTAATCCGTTTTCTTTTTCTTTATATTGATTCGCGTGCATTTCGATTACGCGATCTACAGCTTCCTCCCATGTTTCGTATCTTTCATTGTCGTCGTTAAAGCGTGAGTAACTATCGTAGAATTTCGTTTCGGACAAAAGTCTACGTGTGTCAACAGAAGCTGTTGCCATTGCAATTTCCTTTATATAAATGATTTTCTTTATGTGGTATTATATATCAAAACCACGACTTTGTAAATAGCAATATATGCCATATTTAAACTAAATATAGCAATATATTGTAAAAAGAATTAAATTTTTTTATTCACCAATTTGTTGAATTTGTGTTTCATAATACGCAATAATCTCTTTTTGTTGAAGAATGTATCTGCGTATATCGGCTATTCCCATTGATAGATTCTCATAGCCTTTTGGCGTAATAGCCATGAAGGCGGCAACACCACCGGCTTCTTTTATTCTTACTATAGATTCTTCTAGGTTATCTTCATTGATAACAAACCATTCAACGTCAGGCATATCAACAGGTTTTGGTGGAGCCTGTAAAGGAATGGTTGGGTAAATGTATTCTTTCTCAGTTACTACTATCGGTTCCGTCGTCTTCGCGCAACTCGTCAGTAATAGAAGGAGAGGTATCAGATAAAATATTTTGTATGAGTCTGTCCACGCCACGATTAATTCTCCGTTCAAGATCAGCAGGATCTTCGAGAGCTTCTCTTGTTATATCAATTTGACTAAATCTTTTTCTAAGCCTGTCAAGTCCGGCCTCTGACTTTTGTAATGATTCTTGTAGGTCTTTAATCATTAGAGCATTATTACTAGCTTGATTTTCTAATTCAATCACAGTTTTTTCTAATGTTTCAGCAGCACCTTGTAAAACAATATTATTTTCTCTTAACCTTGCTTTCTCAGCTTCTGAGGTTTCATAATACCAATATGCTGTATAACCTATGCCACTAAAAGTAGCAACTAAAAACAAAAACAAATAAATTCTAAGCATCTGAGTCTAAATAATTTCTAAATCTTTTTAATACTTTTGGATCTCTATCTTTTCTTCTACGTCTATCTATAACAACTGTACCAGAAGGATTATCTCCAGCACCTACTACAGATGCAGTAGTAGTTCCTCCTGCCATTTCTTGAGCCTTCTTAATGGCAGCCTGAGTAGGTGCACCTTTCTCACCTTTTTTCCTCATGCGTTCGCCTCTACGGCGTTTAGCCCAGATGTTTGCCCACAATCCTGCTTCTTTCATTTGATAAGCTCCATAGACGTTATGTGAATTTTTTGATTTGTATTCATATGAATAGCTTCGTAAATATCAATACCATAGATATCGCCTATAGGATAACTATTCTCTTCTATTCTTATTTGATCTTTAGCCCTTACTATATCTTCATATGTTGTACTTAGCATTTTATCATTTTGCAGTCTATAAATGCCAGGTGATAACATTTTATCTTCGCATACAAACCATTTATTTTCTGTTAGCATAAACTCTTTAGAATTTAAGCCTAATTGTTCCATAATCTTTTCAATAGATTTATTAGATAAGTTTCCGTCTTCTTTAATTAAATAAAGCGCGGAAGCATATGAACCTATTTTTCCACCTGGTATTAGCTTCTTAATATTATATACAAGTCTGTGAAAAGGAGTGTATACATCTTTTTCTTCTGCTGTTTTTGCCTTACGAAGCTTTTTACCTTTCTCATCAATAATTCCTAGACGATATGCGTCTGTCTTCTCAAAAGGAGTTACTAACAACTTGAGAAACCTAAATGTATATACTAGATCGGCTGCTCTCTTAATAACACCCATTATATTTTCCTTAACGTTTCTACTACTAAGCTATCCATTTCATATTGCGTATATTGAGTATTTTCAATATATCGTAAAAATATTAGAAACGGTTTTATCACAGGCCAATGCCTTTCATCTAACTTTAATTCTAATATTCTACATCCTGCTTCAATACCAAACATATTAAATATGACAATAAGATGATTTAGTATCAATCTTTCGGATAGTTCACCAGTAGATAAATAACGATTTACTAATCTTTTAATATATTTAAATCTTTTCAGATCTTCGTAAAAATCCTCTGAACTTGCGGTCAGAGGATTATGATAGTTTTGAGCCGCATATAAAAGCAAATTGCTTTCGGTTACATTATCAAATTTCATTGTACTTCCAATAATAAGATTTAAACTTATTTATTCGTCGTCAATGATCTCTTCTAATTCCTCAATAAGAGCTTCTTTATTCTTTCTGCGGTCTAACTCAACACCCATTGTTCTGCCATGAGCTTCAAGTTCTAGTTTAGTCATATCCTCTAAGCTTTTATTATTTGCTGGAGCTTCATTGAGTTGCATAGGTTTAGGAGGAGGTACAACTTCTTCTTTTGCAGGTTTTACCGGTCTGCTTGATACAGTTTCAGTTACTCCCATATATGAATCAATTTGCTCTTGGCTTAGGCTTTGTGATTTCAATAACTCATTAGTACGTGGATCCCTCCAACCATTAGGTGTTGGGATAGCATTTTTTGCCCAGCTTGGTGGTTTCATTGTCATTTCGTTACTGCTCCTTTCACAGGGTTTACAATGGCTTTATCGCCTTTCATATTATCATTTGCTCTAGCTTTCATTGCTGGAGCGGAATCAGTTGCTTTTCTAACATCATCGCCAGAAGCTTCTGGATTATCTTTTACTTCAGGCTTATGATCAGCTTTCATCTTTTTTGCTGTCGGAGAATCTTTAGAATCCATCTCTTCAGGAGCTGTAGCACCTGCAGTATGAGATTTCTTTTCCATGATTCGAGCGTATACAGGCCAGCGAGTAGATTCAGTTTTTTCCATAGGTGCATCACCTTTCCCTTTTTCAGTATCAGGTTCTTGACGAGGCTTTACTTCAGATTTCTCACCTTTTTTCTTTTTACGAAGCCCTTTGAAGTCAGCTGCATCAATGTCACCATCTTTATCATGGTCTAGTTTATGTTGACCACCTTTCAACTCTTCATTCATGTGATATCCTTTATTATCACAATGATCACATCCTTTACCTTCACATTTAGGACATTCCATTTTACCTTCTTTGTGCATCATTTCTTTTGCACATTTTCTAACTTGCTCAGCTGAACATCCGTAGGCTTCTGCTGCTTGTTTATATGAACAACTAGAGTCTTTCATATACATCTTAGCAGCTTTAATAACATTAGAGTGATAAGATTCATAAGCTTCGTTAGCACCTTTCTTTGGAATATCAAAAGGGGCTTTAGGCAAAGTTACTTGATCTTTTGGCTTTGCTGTACGTGCAGCTTTAGCCAAAGCTTTTTCTTTGTCTTTCTGCGTTAATATTTTTTCTTGGACCTGTTGTAGCGCAAGGCCCATATTTTTAATGTCTTGTGTTTTCATTTTCGTTTCCTTTACATCCACATTTGGGCTGCGATTGATCCGGCTGCAGCTA